GGTCCGCTAGCTAAGCTTTGCGAAAATTGAATTTCTATTTGTTTTTTCACGAGTCTATGAAACGCCTGGGACATACGTCCACGTAATCATATTGATCGCGCATTGAAATTTTTATTTTTATTTTTGAATGGAATTTGAAATATATTTGAAAATTAGTTGATTGAAATAAATAAATGAATAAATACTATTATTTGTGTGACTATTATTTCTTTCGCTGTCTGGATGGTTCACGAGATACTCTCAGTTCCTTCTCCATTACTTTTCTGATTTCTTCCGCATCAGTCCATTCTTCATTCACTGGTCTCCGTATTGGGTTAACAAAGAGTGATGGATTTTGTTTCTTTCTGCCCGGTGTATACCACAAATCTGGATAGGGTGATGCCCCTCCGATTACAATAGCATTCAGCTGTGGTATTCCAATAAATCCACCAAAATGAGTTGTATCGCCCAAGGAGATATAAACCTCAAGGGCATACTTTGACAAGTTAGTGAAATCCGGATCTGTGAGCCATACTGCACAAATTAAATTAAATCCGATATATTGCATTTCATCTCCTTTCACACGTGTTTCTCCCAACATTGGTACCAATTGCGTGGCATAGTTGGAAGGAAATTCGACCTCAAATTCAGCTGTTTGTGTATTTGAGAATCTTGCTCTAGGCAAATTCGATCCTGAGTTGACTAAAACTGTGGAGTCATATCCAAAAAAGACATCCAAATCTTGTACATTAGTTGCAGCTACTTGATAGCCTGGCTGTGGTAAAAAATTTACATATCCATGATTAGACGACTCAATTCCATCTGTTGTATTCTTTGACGAATTTAGTCTTATCTTGAATCGTAGTGGTCCGCGAAATTGCCGGTACATCGATGTTAAATTTCTCAAATATCCGGTGATTGTCTCACCATTTATCGGGATTGAATTAATTATCGGTGCTTGTCCTGCGATGACTGCTGCACGTTGATCTGCTGTTCCTGTGAAGGTTAATGTGTTGACGCTGTGTAACTGATATCTCTTTCCGAGTTCTCGTAATGAAGAATATTTGTCTCCAAAGTGCCTTACTGCCGGGTCATACGTCTTAGATGCCAATGGGGCCAAATTAATAGGCTTTTGCTTGTTAGCCGTGTTGTTTAAATTTGGCATATCCATACCCATAGGGCCTGAATGTGGTTCCGTACGATGTGATACTGGCTGTGCAATATCCAATGAATAGTTGTAGTAAGAGGGCATGCACAATTCAAAGTCCGATCCTGCTGATTGAAAGATGTTAATAAAGACATTTCCAGGTACTGTTGTGGGTGCTCTTAAGCTTGAACCCACAACTACCTGCAGTCTACCAGATGCAAAATCGTCGAAACGATAGACATCTGGTTCTTCATTAGACACATCCGCTCCATAATACACTTGTTTCCAAGGTGTATCTGATAAGAAAGGACAATTAACTGCCATAGCATTTTGACCATTTCGGACAACAATTGATCCCACATATAATGACTGAATTGTCTTATAGTCTGTTATTGTGTAGTCAATGCCTGGTAAAAATATAATATCTAAACGACCTTCGTGGAATTGTGTTCCAACGATATCGAACATGTATTGTATTGAACCTCGCCAAAAGTGAAACAATCGTGAAATATAGTCGATCATCCGAGTGCCTGGTGATATATTTAAAAAATTCATCATCGGTCCAACCGCTTCTTCATATATAATGTCGCCTGGTGCTTGGGTTTGAAGCCAAGAAAAGGTTCCAACATATGAGTATTTCTTCTTCAGTAAATAATCGATTGACATTTCATCCTTGTTTGTTGCAAAATGCTCCTCATCGACCAGCTGTTGCGCTGCTGGGTCGAGTGTCAATTTTTCGAGGAAAGCTGGTCCTCGCGCATTTGACAAATACGCTTGATCTTTTACGGCGATCACTTCCGGGTCACTAGGTACTTCTGGCTTATCAAGTAGTCCACCAATCAAATCTCCAATTATATTAGAGGGCATAACTGAGTTGACTAAATTTTGAAAAGCATTATCCAATCCATCCATGAATCCTGAATGAGCTTCTGTCCTCATACCGCGCATTGAAGTGTAGGATACACCTCCTGGTAAAGGTACTTTGAATTCTGAGTCTTCGATTGACATGAAAACCTTAATGTCGACATTGGGTGTTGTTCCAGTGACAGCTGCCAAAGAATTGAAAACACTAATGCCAATTTGGCCCATCACATCCTGTCTTTCCAAGTTCACCCATCCCTTATGGTAGTTAAACGGTATGATCAAATCCACCGGTGTTGAAGCCGAAGGGTCTAACCAAGCATGTTGTAACAATACCATATTTGATAGAGTGACATTGGGAACAGAACCTTTATCGGTCATTGTTGGTTGAAACCAAACAATAACTCTTCCTGCCAAGAATCGATTTGCTGTCAATTGAACGCGTATCTTAGCGTTCTTGCATCTCCAAAATCGAAATCGTTTAAAAGGCACTGATGCAATATCCAATTGCAATAAGTCTTCTGGGAAATTGTACAAAGCTAAGTCTATACCTGGGGCTTGAGTAGTATCCCATGGTATAGTAGCAACATAGTTCTCTCTCTCCAACATCGCTTGTAATGACCATGCTGCATCCGCCAAATGTGAAACTGCTCGTCGATTAGACGAAGTCAATGAATATTCATTTGGCAATATTTGTTGTACTTGTTGTTGTTCACCCAAGACTACACCAGATTTTGCTTCCGGTATAATTTTTGATGTATCCAAGGTTGCCCCTGGAGCTGAAGTGTTTGTTGCTGTTACTGTTGTGGCTATTATGTTTGACGAGTCCATGTTTAAAAATATAAATATATATAACTTAAATGTACAAAATGATATTGATTTGATTATAATATTTAGTGCACCTAAAAGGTGTTTATTGCTCGAAAGTGTGAAACATACGTTTCTCACCACGAACTCCGCATCCGTTGTCATTAAAAGGATCAGATAATGATCCAGTTTGCAAGAATTCATCACGCAAATATGTATATGTTAGTAAGTGGTAATCTGGTTTCTTAGACAATATTCGTTGTCTAACTTCTTGAAACTTCTCACTACCATAAAACACAAGATTGCGTAGTACAGCATTGCAATTATCTTCGCATGCTTGCTCTGGTGGTGGCGAATTCTTGTCTTGCCGTATCCAATTTATTGTTTCCAAAAGTGCATCCATATTCATCAATGGTACCTTGCGACCATGAAAGTCACCTGTAGCATTTTTCAAAAATGTGCAATTCTCCAATGTTTCAAAGTGACCGGTCTCACTCAATTTATCTGCTGGTCCATACTTCATGGAAAAGGTTTCCATAGCTTGTTGTATCTTTTCTGGACCAAAGAAATGTCGAGCGGCCATGCGTATTGAGGTCACGATATCATCGCCATATATAGCATTTGCAACGAATTTGCGATAGTAATACAAATCGCGCAAATGCACAGGAGCTAATTTTAGCCATGCTAATCTCATTGCTCCTTCGTTTCCATTAGTGTTGGTTGGTGTTGTTCCGTCTTGTCCTGAAGGATTACCTCCATTGCATAGATAACAGATCATCCAATGGAAGACTACACAATAAATAATGTGCATACTCTCACTATTGAAATAACCTATTACCTCTCGCACGAGAGAATCCAATGGTATCCAATTGGGATCGAAGCGTTCAAAAAATCGATCACACAGTTTGAAGTGTAACATACTCAATTTCTTGTGTAATCTACCATCAAATTCTGTATAATCGCCATCAAAGCAATTAGTTGTTCCCATTTGAGCCAAATGCATATAATAAAGTTCCCATTCGATTGAATTCTTATTAATACCAATCATGGACCATATCTTTGTTCGTTTTTGCATAATATGCGCCAAAAAACTTAATTGGTACATACGGCTTATTATTGTCATTGTTAATGGACACACTGAAAACAATCGCGTCTTGTACTGATTTACTTTCGCAATGGGTCTTCTCTCATCTTTTAAACTATCGACATATGGCAATTCAGGAATAATTCCTTTTTTAAGTTTTTCCAAGGTGTCGTCAATTGCAGTTTGTAAAATGGGCTTTGGTACATATCCATCGGGAGTATGATCAAACAACAATTTTTTGGGACCTCGAAAACGAGGATCCAAAACCCAAGGATAACCTGGTGAAGTTGTCATATTAAGTGGATTGATAAACTCATACTCTGGATTTCCATTTATCGCTTCATGAAGTGTTAATTTACGAAGCGGTACTGTAGTATCCATTTTAGAGAATAGATCCACTTCCATTGACTCTCGAACTTCATCTATCAACTCATCAGGAATATCCTCAGAATGGTGTGAGTATTTGTTAGCTCCTTTACGCAATAGATCTATTCCTTCTTCTTTCCATATCTTCGCATGATTTAAGTAAGCTGGTTTCGTGATAGGTGTGACAATTTCATCGTGGAGTGGTGATCCAATTATTGTTGTTTTAATTGGCGGTGATAAACTCTTGTGTAGTATACCATATACTGACAATTTACCATCCAAGTTAGCTTTAATAACATCCTCACGATCTGCTGGAATTATCATCGAGTGTGCCACTGTCTCACGACTAACTTCCTTCCATGTTTGTGAATCAAGTTTATCTAGTGCCCCAATTAACATATCTTTTGTGATGATTGTGAGAACCGATGTTTCAGTTGAGGGTGATCCAGATATATGGAATCCCAATATTTTGTCACGTGCACAATCATCAACAGCCATTACAGGCGAACCACAATCTCCTTTTTCTGATCGATAATGATAGTATATTGCACCTTGAACGTTAACTTCTGTTACTCTGCCGTTAACATTTAAGGGATACACTGTCCATGAATTGTCTTCAAATACACGACAGACTGTAGTCTTAGGTTTTTGGTGTTTATCGATTTGAATGTGCATTACATTCCTGTTTCGCATGTCAAGAGATCCATCCCAAAAGTGTCCAACAATATCTCTTCTCTTTACTATGCTCTTTGGTAATCGGTATAGCACTGCGTCTTTGTATGAACCCATCTCACCTTCAAGTGGAATGAGGCATTGTGGGTCGAATGGAAAACATTCTGCTTCTTTTGTAGTCTCACTGATAAAATATATCATTGAACCTTTTGGAATATAGCGCTCTCCTGGCTCGGATGATATAAAGAAATGTTCATTGAGCAGTATAGTAGAACCTGAAACAAACAATCCGCATTGTTCTTGATGCGAATGGGGGCACTGCAAGCGGATTACATTTTGATGTAGCAAGCGAGCTATATCATCAGCATTACCACCGTTAGGGCGCATTTTCATGTCTGTATACTTCACAGTCTTTGTTGTTCCTGATTGTGGTTCTTGTGGATACATCCACTGCAGAAATTTTATCATACCCAATGATACAACCATACCAGTGAGACATCCAATTAGTGCATAATATACAAAATCAAGTGTATTAACGAGCAATTTGTGAATAAAGGAACCAAATGATTTGACTCCTCGTTTTATATATGTACATGATTGCTCCCAATATGTAAACTCTTTTTTCTGCATATTATTAATATAATTACTCGCCAAGTTATTATAATACGCTTGCCATTGATCCGCATGTTTATTGTGCTCATTAATCAAATCTTGTATTAAAGCACTTCTCTCCTCCTTTGCATCAAGTGGAGTTTCCATCTCGCCAACATTAGCTTCTGTTAGATGCAACTTCATTGCCTCATCTAATGTAACTTCTGGTGATTGGATAGAAATTAATTTTCTAGGACGATTAAGTGTGGGATCTGTCAAATGTGACTTCATAGCTTCATCTAACGTGGCTCCTTTAAGTATCTTGTTATGAATTGCTGCTTCATGATTCTCAAGCTCTTTCCTAGACTCCTTAAGTATAGCTGCATCTGTTGCGACTTTCTCGACACGTTCCAATCCAAGTCGATGTTTAGTGTTAGCAAACAACATGGTATCAATTGTTTGCTTCACTTCCTTCTGTGATTCCAAAAACAACTCATGTTCTCGCTTTACAAACTCAGCAGCTTCTTGAATGCTCTCAAAGACTAAACCTCTCGGAGCTTGCTGGTATCGAGTAAACTCAAGTTTGATTTCCATATGTGAAAAATCTTGTGCACGCTTATGCACACCTTTCTTGAATGTTATAGATAACTGAACATGTTTTCGTCGCTCAAGAGCTTCTCGGCTTGTGAGTGTTGTTGGATTGAAAGAATGTGTGTTGGAAAGCATCAAGACATAATCAACTGTTACTTGTGTTCCTTTGACACCAATATTTGTATCCTTAGGATTGATAGAAGGCATTTGTGGCATAAAAGGTGCTTCACCTCCTATACCAATGATTTCCTGAAAGTCAACTTCATCTCTTTGCTGTCCAAAATCATCATAACGAACACATCGATATGTTGAGTTATATGAACTCCAAAATTCATCAGTTATACAACGAGTATAAACTTTCTCATTGACTTCCTCTTTTGTTGTACACTCCTCAAATCCTGGTAGATATGATAAGAGTACAGGCCAAACAGTTGATTTGCCAACACCAGAGTCTCCTGCAATTCTTATCATGAAGGGCTCATATTTTCTAGCTTTTGATTTACAAAGCGCATTTCCATATTCCTCAAGCATTTGATTAAGTTTAACTATATCTGCATCGGGTGCTATGGCTTTTTCATTCATATATACAAGCCAATCATTATAATCTGACTTTGCTTTCTTCTTGAGTGGATTGGTTACTTCAACATCCATACCGTCTTCGGCTGCGATTTTCATAGCCATTGCAGAACGATATGCTCTTCCAAGTGGTGTATTTGGTTCAACGATTTGAGTTTTAATAAGCAATTTAGTGTTACCCGCGATAGTCAAAGCGCGTAACCAATCAGGCAAAAATTGGACAAAATATGTCGCATAATCAGTAAAAGCTTTTCGCGCTGCACACATGGCAAGCATTGCTTTGAATGCAGTCTGAGCAAAAGGCCAGGCTTTTTTGATGGTTAATGCAGAAAATCCTAAAAGCAAAGTGATTTTCTCCAAGAATGTGGGTAAAATAGAATCAAATCCATGTGCCTCATTATCTGATGGGTTTTGTACAGCATCGCCAAGAGCATCCTCAATATCCTTATTGATCTCGTCTGATGCACCAAGAAACTCGACTGTTTCAATATCTGCAACTGTCAGGTCAGTTTTATCTTTTTGCAATTCTTGATGTAGGTCCTTAATGTTGATTGCGCCGGACTGTGCGATTCCCCAGATTAAGAGGAGTGTGCTACATAAAGTTGTAAATTGTGGTATCTTTCCTTCAGTTGTGACTAGGGTGATAATATTACCCACTAATGCTGTCATCAAAATCTTGTTGTTACGAATTTGGTCAATAACATTGCGTATGCGCATGACTAAAATTGTGCTCTTGACCCATAAACGAGCTCGTTCATAGGTACTTGTGACAGCTTCTGATGAGGCTTTATAAGCTGTCTTTATGAAATCTACTAATTTGTCACCAAAAGATGTTAAATTGGTTCCAATAGATGTGACTGTGCTCTTTACCATAGACATAGCACCACCATGTGCTTCCATGTCTGGTGGAATATATGGTATATCTTCTGTATCCAAAGACTGTATGGCCTCAGTTATTGCAGGATGCGTGCGTCTCCAATCTTGTAAACGATACATTAACAAATTTCTCTGTCGTAGATTAAGTGGCGAGATGAAATGCGCCAATGGTGCAAAGCATTTCTTCTTCACACAACACGAATCGTCACAACCACAAGGCATTCCACGAAACATGAGCAATGAACACAATAAGCACTTTAGTGTTCTTTCTCCATTACAAATGCACATATCAGTTGAATAACGACAGGAAATGCATAAACCTTGTCTGATTTGATCATGTTTCCCACATATCTCACAAGTGTTACTTTGTCGCATCATTGCGTTTAACTTTTCAGCATAAATTGCATTTTGGATGCGTTCCTTCTCATAGCAATCAGGACATACACTATCAACCAATACTAAATCACATTCATCACAATGTTTTTCTATAAATGGCTTAGTTATTTCGCCAGAATGAGCTTCCGTCTTGTGCTCAAGTGGTGGAAAGTCTAGATCATTAATGACCCGAGCTTGTGGTAAAATTTTCCACGCTTTCTTTTTCTTAAGGCGGGTTACAACAATATTTGGTAATATTGTTTGGTTGTAGCTTTTTCCACACACACAAACAACCTTATGTATACATTCATCTGCTATTTGTAATGAATATGTTGAGAAACGACACCAATTGCAAAAAGCAACAGTGCAATCACAATTACGATGAACCATAACTGTTTTTCTCAAACATCGCCGACATTTATTAGCGCCTGGTTGTCGAGTAATTTGCTCTCTTTGGTGATCGCAAGAAACTCGGTATCTATATTCGGGTATTGGGCATGAACATGCAACCATTTCGATAACATTATACGCACGATTGTGCTCACACTTGTGATTCTTTGTATAATGGATCAGACGCTCCTCTGTTGTCATGTTGGTGTTAAACAAAACATTAAGATATGGTGACAAATCTTTAAAACATTCTGTATGCAACCTTTTATGCATTTGAAGCCTATTTTCTTCTTTTTGAGTTACCCGATTATTGTACTCAAAAGTGGCTTCTTTTTTTGACTCCAATATTTTCTCACGAATCATGGCACGATGTTGCTGCCTTTTCGTTCTCAAACCATATGAGTCATTTGGCCCTATTTGGGGCATTTTGGGTTTTTGTGAGATGGTCTCATAGGCACCCTTGCCTGCGTCTTCACGACGCGCTGCACCTTTTGAGCCTGTGCGGGCTTGAAGGGATTTTACGTTCTCTTCCGACGCTGAACTTTGGTTCGAAGCCATAATTCGGTTATAAAGACCCTAATGATTAAATATATAAAGTTACGAGTGATCTCATAAGTTATATAGATGTCAAAGAATCCTAGTGCATTGTTTTAATCAAACAACGAAACTTTGTTAAAAACTAGTATCAAGTTGTAAAATATATTATAGACAAGCAGAAACTTTCTCCGTGTGGCTCCAATGAAAATACTCATTGGTTCAAGCCAAAATTAATTAAATAAAAAATAAAAACTTCAATGTACGATACTTAAGATGAGAATGCACCCATCCCATGTAATTTCAATTCTGAAATTTGAACATGTTTGTCTTGCTGACATATCATAGCATCTATCAAAAACCCACTGGG